AATACTGGACATATACAACAACTTATAACAATTTAGAAATTAATTATATTTATAAACATGGAATACAAATTAATTAAGGCTATAAAAAAACAAGCTGAAGCTGATAAAGAAGAAGCTTTACTTACACTAGAATTGCTTACTGAGTCCCCTGCGGGAATTGGTGAACATACAGCAGAACATTTTTTAAATGAGGGGAAAAAAGCTCTCCATAAGTTAGGAGAAGCTGAAGATTTACTTGAAACAATAGAACGACACTTTGGACATTAATAAAATATTCGGGACTTTTGGATCTTCATCCAGAGATGACGATGGATTTGAACATCCGACGTTTTTGTATACTTACAAATCAGATGAAGAAAACCATCCTAGATATTATATTAAAATGTTTACAAAATTAGTTCTTAACTACACAAATTATAATAAAAAATTAATAAATTTCTTTGGATCAGCAGATCCTGCTTTAAATTTATCTGAAATTCAACAAACTGGGGAGTTTATCCTGTATGAAAGAGCGTATTCATACATTTTAGAAATTGACATTCAAGATAAATACCATATAAAAGTTTTATTCGAAGAAGCGGATGAAAAATTACAAGAAGCATTAAATAAATCTTTAAAGTTTTTTGAAAATGAAGAAGAATATGAAAAATGTGCTTTCCTTAAAAAGTACCTTGATTTTCTAAATTTTTCATCGTAACTTCTAAACCAAATCTATAAAAAATGTACTACAGACAACACATCCAGCGAAAGCTCGAAAACATTGAAGCTAAGCTCAAGCACATTGAATTTCATAATGGTAGGGGAAACCACCAGGAAGTAAATGAAGCTAAAGTAGCGTGTGAATCTTTGGTAGAAGAAATCAAATCTACTATTGAACGCGAACCCATGACTGCTAACGAGCAAAATAAAGTATAATGAAGCTAACAGCTGAGCAAATTCAATCTAATTGGGGTGAATTCTGCAAGAATATTGAAACCTATGTTTCTTCACCTCGTAAAGATAAACTTCTTAAGTTTTATAAAAAGTATGAGGATCGCATTATGATGATGCCTGCTGCTCATAAAAAGGAATACCATAATGCCTTTCCTGGGGGGTATGTAGAACATGTTAATAGAGTAGTTCGTTGTGCTCTTAAACAGTATAATCTTTGGGAAGAAGAAGGAGCAGATATGTCTACATTTACTAAAGAAGAGTTAGTTTTTTCTGCTATTAACCACGATCTTGGAAAAATGGGAGATGAAGAAAATGAATCCTATATCCCCCAAACTGATAAGTGGAGGAAAGATAAGTTGGGAGAAGATTATATGTTTAACAAACAAGTTCCATTCGCTTCTGTTCCTGATCGAGGTTTATTCATGCTCCAGTCTCATGGTGTTCAATACACATTCAATGAGATGCTAGCAATTCAAACACATGATGGTTTGTATGATGAAGCAAATAAAAAGTATCTATTTGCTTTTCAACCAGAACAAAAACCTCGTACATCTCTCCCATATATTCTTCACCAAGCGGATTTAATGGCTGCTAGAATTGAGTTTGAAAGAGAATGGTTACCTAAATTTAAAAATCCCGTGCCTCCCCAGGAAGAAAATTTTATATTAAAGGAAACTAAAAAATCTACTAAAGACAAAGCACTTTCTCAATTAGAAAGTAAAGGTCTTAAGGATTTATTTGATAAATTATGATACAAACTATCGTCATCAGTGTATTAGGGGTTTTGGTTGTGGTCTTAGGATTCACAACCTTTAACCTCTTACGTAAAAATGAAAAACAAGAGGATATACTAGCTAGTTATATTACCTACTTGGATCAATTAAGTCGAATTATAGAAATCTCTGATGAAAAGCTCAAAAAAATAGATGAGCGACAAATCTTTAAAAGCGATGACGAAATAGGGTTCATGTATGAACAAATTAAAGAACTTCAGAGGGTTCTATCCAATTTTAGGGTAGATAAATTATGAGCGAACCAGTAAGAAAAAGGAAAAAGAAAACCAAAAATCAATATTTTACACAAGCAACAGAAGATGCTATAGTAAAGTATAATAATTCAACAGACCCAGAAGAGCGTAGTGAAATCTATCGTAAGGAGATTCACTACGCTTTTTTTAAACTTACCGAAAATATTATACATACTTTTAAATTTTATTATACAGAAGTAGATAATATTGAACATTTACAACATGAAGTAATTACTTTTTTGTTAGATAAAATTCATTTATTTGACCAAACAAAAGGGGCTAAAGCATTTTCCTACTTTGGGACAATCGCTAAACGGTATTTAATTATACAAAATACTAAAAATTATAAAAAACGAGTAGATAAAGCCCCCGTTGAAGAATTACATCATGATTTAAAATATTCTTACGACATAGACTATGATCCTATGGAAAAAGACCACCTTTCAGACTTTATGGATGAATACATTCAATATTGTACTGAAAATATTTATAAGTTATTCCCAAAAGAGAAAGACGCTATGGTAGCTGATGCTATTTTAGAATTATTTAGAAAAAGGGAAGTAATGGATATTTTTAATAAAAAAGCCCTTTATCTTTATATTAGGGAAATGGTGGATGTTAAAACTCCACATATTACTAGAATAGCTAATCAATTAGGTGATATTTTTAAAAAACAATTTATGTTTTATAGAGAATACGGGCACACTAATTTTGATTAATCCCATATTTATTAGCATGGGACAATTAGATAAAAATGTATTTGGTAGTAAAAAATTCTCTGATATTTTAGAGGAAATTTACAATAATCAAAAGAAAAAAGAAGAACAGATTTCTACTCTTATTTCTGAGTTGAAACCTTTAATCCAAGATATTGGAGATGCTACTTTAGTTGTTCCTCTTCTTAAAGAATATTTAGAAATTTCTGTTAAAAATGATGAGCAGCTTATAAAAATGGCTACAATCATTCAACGTGCTGTACAAAATGAAGGTGGGGATGATGGAAATTTTGGTATGACAGAAGAAGAGAAACAGCAGTTGTTAAATGAAGTTAAAAAATTTAACGACGATAAGAAAAAATAATGAATTACGGATTTTCTGCTTTATCCAAAGGAACAGCCCCCTCAGCTGCTAGATCCTCTTTTTCAGTAAAAGATGGAAAAGGGGGAGGAGGAGGTGTTGCTTATGGTAGGGTAGTAGATATTATACTAGATAATACTCATCCTAAATTTGAACAATTTGGAGAATGGGCTAGTATTGGTACGATTTTTTACAAATCAGTATCAAATCCTCAAATAGATAATACTATTGCTACTACAGGTACTAGAGCTTTTCCTTATTTTCCAAATTTAAAACATTACCCCTTAATAGGTGAAATAGTTCCTATTATGTTTTTACCTAGTGCAGGAGTAGGAGAAAACACTATGGATAAAGTTCCATATTATTTACCTCCTACTAATATATGGAACACAACCCACCACAATGCTTACCCAGCCTATAATAAAAAACCAGATTCCCAACAAAAGGATATTAACCAAACTCAATTAGGATCTCCAAGTAAAACTACCCCTGTTCCTACTAATATTTCTTTAGGAAGAACATTTGTAGAAAAAACAAATATCCATCCATTACAACCCTTTGAAGGAGACGTGTTATTAGAAGGCAGATGGGGTAATACTTTAAGGTTAGGAAGTACCGTTACTGCTAAACCCAACAATTGGTCTTCTGTAGGGAAATGTGGAGATCCCATTATTATATTGAGAAATAGACAAAATTCTAACGGAACCGATGAAGCTTGGATCCCAGAAGTAGAAGACATTAATACTGAGGGATCATCAGTTTATTTAACTTCCACCCAAGCTATTCCAGTAAATACCCCCTTTGCTGAAGAAGTACACAGTTCGGGAAAAAGTAGTTATCATAAATTTTTCCCAACACCACCCAGTAAATACAATGGACCTCAAGCCATTATAAGCGGTGATAGAGTGTTAATAAATGCCAAAACCGACCATGTCATCGTAGATGCTGGGTTGACTCTAAGTTTTAATGCTCAAAAAGGTTTTAATTTTGATACACCTAAAAATTTTGTAATTAAAACGGGGACTACAATTAGATTAGGTAAAGAATTTGCACCCCACCCACTTATAAAAGGGGATGTAATGGTAGATATATTAGATGATTTAGTTAAAGAAATGACTAATTTTGTTACTTTATTTCAATCTGTCCCTACTCCAGGACTAGAAGGAGTAAAAGCTGCAGCATCCATTTTAGTTCCTAAACTTCAATCGTTAAAAACAGCTTTACCTAAAACTAAATCTACTAAAACCTATACATTGTAATGGCTGACGAGATTACATTACCACCATCTGAGTCGTTTGATAGTAATCTTTCTAGTGATGCTATTGATAGGGAAGAAGCTTTATTAGAGGAACAAAACGCCCAACAACAAGAAGAAACCAAAAACGAAATTCAAAATAAAGCAGTTGGAGTTGACGTAGACGCTATTAATAATGCTACTCCCCAGGATATAAAACAAAAAGGAGTTGAAAAATTTGGAAAACTTATATTAGCAGCAGGGTTGAAATTTGCTAATAGAATTACTCCTAGAATTATTAAAGAAATAAAGTTAAACTTTCCTACTGAAGATTGTCCTACTAAGGCTCAAGTTGATAGGGCTATTGCTGTAAGGGATGACATGGTAGGTCAAGCAAATCAAATCTCTAGAACATTAGATATTTTTAGCAAATCAGTATTAGGAGTTTCTAAATTTTTAGCTATTGTTATTACAATTGTAAAAGGGATTAAGACTGCTAAAACTATATTAGCGGCAATTGGGGCAGGATTGAGTGCTAACCCAATTCCTAACCCTATTGTTAACCAAATTTTAGGAGCAGTAAATACTGTTGTAGGAGTATTAGATGAGGTAGTACAAAATGTTACCTTTAATTCTGTTGGAGACTCTAGATTAGTAAAAGCTAAAACTGGGGTCGATGGGGCCGCTATTGCTATTTCTTTAGCAAGTGGATATGTAGCTGCTTTTATAGAAGAATTAAATAAATTAGATGCTAAGTTACAAAAATGTGATCCTGGGGTTCCTTTAACAGAAGTAGATCCTCAATTAAGATTATTAGCTGAGGTTTGGAAAGAGGCTAATAACTCTATTAATGGTAGTACTTATAAAGGATTTGTTATTGAAGTTGAAGAGGTAGAATTTACACCAACAGTTAATCGTAGAAGAGCAGTTGGGTTTACTCAAGATGGTGTTCGTTTAATAGAAACTCCTCTTTCATTTACTACAAATGAACAAATTTTAAAACAAGAACTTAAATTAATAATAGATAGAGATAATTTAAGAGCAGATTAATTAAATATTTATTAATAATGAAACAGAGTATATTAAAGAAAATGATTAAAGAGGCTGTAAAAGAGGCTATCCAAGAAGAATTAAAGGATATTCTTTTAGAGGCGGTTCGTTCTCCTAAACAACAAGTAGTTGAAACTATTCAACCCCAACCCATTGTAGAAGGACCCTCTATGAGTTCAAGTGAAAGAAGAGCAGCATACCAAAATATATTAGGGGACATGCAAACTTCATTCGGTACCCAACACGTAGAAAAGCCTTTACAACTTGCGGGAAACATAGATACAGCTTCCCCCCAAGGAAAACTCCCAGAAGGAAATGTTTCTATGGATCAGATAATGGGACTAATGAATAATAAATAATGGCATATAGAATCCCAAATCAAACAGTTGAAGACCAGTCGGCTAGAACAGCTGTGGGGGTTGCTATACCTTTTTCTACTTTATTTACCCAAACTTATACTACTAGAGAAGCTACAAAAACTAATTTAATTAATTATTTATTAACTAATAAAAAAGAAAGACCTTTAAATCCTTTATTTGGGAGTGATTTAAGTGCTAAATTATTTGAACCCTTAACTGAGGATACTCTTGGAGGATTAGAAGTTCAAATTCAAGAAGAAATAGCCGCTTATTTTCCTTTAGTTAGAGTTCAATCTTTAACTATTACCCCCCAAATTGATAATCAACTTATTCAAGTAAATTTAATTTATTCTGTTTTAAATAATGAAAATGATGAAATTAATATAAGTATTAATACTGAACAATAATGGCCACTAAAAAAGATATAAAATACATTAATAGGGATTTTGATAGTTTTAAAAGTGCACTAACAGAATTTAGTAAAACCTATTTTCCCGATACCTACACGGATTTTAGCCCAACTTCTCCTGGGACTATGTTTATGGAAATGGCAGCTTATGTAGGCGATGTACTATCTTTTTATCTTGATAACCAAACCCAGGAAAATTTTATCCAATTTGCTAGGCAAAATGAAAATTTATATTCATTAGCGTATGCTTTAGGTTATAGACCTAAAATTACTGAAGCTGCTGTTGCTGAATTAGAAATTTTTCAACAAGTACCTAGTAAATTAGATCCTATTACTAGCACTTACGTCCCAGATTACAATTATGTATTAAATATAAAAGAAAATCTACAAGTAGCTTCTAATACTGCCAATAGTACTGATTTTTTGGTTGAAGATTCTATAGATTTTTCTTTTTCTAGTTCAGCAGATCCAACAGACGTTTCTATATATCAAATAGATAGTAATAATAACCCTCAATATTATTTACTTAAGAAAAAACGAAAAGCTGTTTCTGCTACTATAAATTCTGTTACTCATACTTTTGGCCCTGCTGAAAAGTTTGCTACTATTCAAATAGAGGGAGCAAATATAATAAAGATTTTAGATGTAACTGATTCTGATGGGAATACTTGGTATGAGGTTCCTTACTTAGCACAAGATATGGTGTACAAATCAATACCTAATAATAAATCTACAGATTTTAATTTTGAGGGAGATAATGGTGAAGTGCCTTATCTTTTAAGATTAGAAAAAACCCAAAGAAGATTTGTTTCAAGGTTTAAAGATCAAACTACATTAGAGCTTCAATTTGGGGCGGGTACTGCTATTGATGATGATGAGGATATTACTCCAAATCCTAATAACGTTGGAATAGGATTACCATTTGCTCAAGACAAATTAACTACAGCATATTCACCTGCTAACTTTACCCTTACAGATTCTTATGGGGTTGCTCCTTCCAATACTACTTTAACTATAAGATATTTAACTGGGGGTGGAGTATCTTCTAATGTTCCTTCTAATACATTAACTAAAGTTACTGATGGGGGGAAAATTAAATTTGCTAATTTTAATTTAGATGAGGTTACTGCCAATTATGTGTTTAATAGTGTTTTAGTTAATAACCCTAATGCTGCTACTGGAGGTAAAGACGGAGATACAATTGAAGAACTCAGATTTAATTCTTTAAATACTTTCCAAACTCAATTAAGAACTGTTACCCAAGATGATTATTTAATTAGAGCATTAAGCCTCCCTTCAGAGTATGGTAGTTTAGCTAAAGTTTATGCTGAACCTGAAAAACCCAATGATATTCTCCCAGGAGAAATACCTTCAGTATTAAGTTTATTTGTTTTAGCTTATGATAATAATAAAAAATTAACATCTGCTACTCGAGCTTTAAAACAAAACTTAATTACTTACTTATCTCAACATAAAATGATTAATGATTCTATTAGGATCAAAGATGGAAGAATTGTTAATATAGGAGTTGATTTTGAATTATTAGTGTTGCCTAATTATAATAGTAATGAAGTTATTAGCCAATGTATTATACAACTCCAAAATTATTTTAATATAGATAAATGGCAAATCAACCAACCTATTATTTTAAGAGAACTTTATATTTTATTAGATAAAGTAGAGGGAGTACAAACTGTTAAAAATATAAATATTACAAATAAAGTAGGTGAAAACTTAGGTTATTCTAAATTCGCTTATGACATAAAAGGAGCTACTAAAAATAATATAATTTACCCATCACTTAACCCTTGTATTTTTGAAGTCAAATTCCCCTCAGATGATATTAGAGGTAAAGTAACATCATTCTAATTATGGCAGTATACAAAATATATCCTGAAAAAGATTCTACTATGTATTCTTTATTCCCGTTTATGAATACGGGTATAGATGAAATTTTAGAAACTTCTACTACAACTTTTGGGGTTGATGTTAATCCTCATACTAGTAGAGCTTTAATTAAGTTTTCTACTAAAGAAATGAATGATGTTATAAATGATACTATTGGAGGGTTAACAAATCTTGGACAAGCCAATTTAAAATGCAATCTAGCAACAGCAGAAGGGCTTAATGTAGATAGTTCATTAGAAATATTCCCAGTCTCAGGATCTTGGGAAATGGGAACAGGTAAATATTTAGATAATCCTGTTACTTGGAATGGTGTTAGTTGGCAATGGAGAGATTATTCGGGGTCTGCTAAATGGTTAATAGCTAATACTGTTCCCGTAGGATATACTACAGCATCTTGGGATTCTAATGGTATAAATGGGGGAGGTAACTGGTGGATAAGAGATCCCCAAGATTTATCAAACGAATTAATTAATATTACTCAATCTATAAATTATTCAGATAGTAAAGATATTAATTCTGATGTTACCTCTATGGTAAAAACTTGGTATAGTTCATCTAATGGTATAGTAAATCCTATTGAAAGACCTCAAATTTACAATGATGGTTTTATTATTAAACCTAAAACAGAATTTGTTTATAATAGATCTCAAGCAGTTGAATTAAAGTATTTTTCTATAGATACCAATACTATTTACCCCCCTCAATTAGAATTAAAATGGGATGATTTTGAATTTAATACTGGTTCTTCGGATACTAGAATAATTTCTACAAGAAATCTTGTAGCATCTCTTCAAGATAATCCTGGGACCTTTAGGTTAGATAGTATTTATGATTTTAGAATTAACTGTAGACCTAAATTCCCTCCTAAAACTTTCCAAACTTCTTCTATTTATACTACTAATCATTATCTCCCAACATCTTCTTATTATGCTATAAAAGATTTAGATACTAATGAATTTGTAGTGGATTTTGACACTACTTATACCAAAATTAGTGCAGATGAAGAAAGCAGCTATTTTAGGGTTTATATGAATGGTTTAGAGCCTGAGAGATATTATCAAATTTTAATTAAAACTGTTGTAGGTAGAGATACTATGATATTGGATGATCAATACTATTTTAAAGTAATAAATGGCTGAGGAAAGATATAATATCAAAAAAACTAAACTGAATAAGAGTAATTATCCTAAGATAATTGATACTCAATTTACACAGTTAAATCCTCCGGTTCCCGAACCGGTTGTAGAACCCACTGTGGATAATTTTTTTGAGTTATATAATGATCTTTTTTATGATATTCCTAAAGAAGGTGAAACTAATTCTCATCAATTTTTAATAGCCCAAAGTACAGAATATGCAGGGGTAGGTAATTCTGAGGAGATTGAAGCTCTTATCTCGGAAATAGATAATTTAAGAGCTCAGTTACTAGAAGCTAATGAAAAAATATTAGAATTAACTGAGCAAAATGTAGCTTCAACACAGAGTGAAATTGATTCTGCCCTAAGTAAAACTAATACTAATATTCCCGGAGTAAACGTTTAATATGGAAGAGTGTAAAGTAGAAATAATACCCAATATAGTTGCAGGAGAAGTTCCTTACCAACAATATACTAACCAAGAAAAAACATTAATTGGGGTACCAGTTGTGGATCCAACTGAAGGAGGTGCTCCTTTAGGGAGTGAAGATCTAGAACAATCTTTATTTAACCCTAATGATCCTGATGAAAATATTGAAGTTAGTATATATGATTTAAATGGTGGTTATTTAGATACTATATACGATTTTAAAGACTATACTGTCACAGATGATACTAATACTGAGGGATCCGGGTCTATAAATACTTTAAATCTAAATCCTGCAGCTATATTAGCAGGAGTGGGGATAGCTTTTGGTACTTATACTATAGTTAATAGATTTTTAAAAAACAGATTAAGTACAAGCCAAGAAAATCCAGATATTTTTATTGAAGAAATTTCTTCTGATAGGACAGAAGTTAGATTAAATTCTACTAAAATTCCTAGTGAGGAATTAGTAAGCCAAGCAAATGATCTTCAATCTGAGCTTCAGGGAGATGATTATTTTGGAGATTTTTATTTAAATTTTGGTCAAAATCAACTTTATATTGCTAATAATATTTTAGTAGATACTCAAACTAATCCTGAAAACCCTTCTATATTAGTTCATTTATATGAACCCCTCCCAGATAATATACAACTTAATGAAAGTCTTTATATTGTTACTGAACAAGCTGATCCTTTAAATTTAGCAGTTGAACTACCGGTAGAATTCCAACCAGCGGATATAGAACCAGATAAAGTTCCATACTTAGAAGGGCCTAACTTTAATGTTGAAATTCAAAATCAGTTTAGTAACCCAACAGACTTTTTATCATACAATAGTCTTACCCAAGTTCCTTTAACTTCTTCTTATAACCAATTACAAAATATTTTAAAGAAAAAAGGAGTTAATATTACAACAGATTATACTAATTTTGAAGAATTTGTTCATTTTTCATCTGCTAAGCAAAGATTAAATAATTTTTACTATAAAGTTGGACTTATACAATCTGCTAGTTTTGAATTAAACCAATTAAACGAGGCTGGAGATAATTATAGTATTTCTTCTAGTAAATCTTCTATAGAAACTACAATAACTAATATAATTTCAAATTTTGATGGGTTTGAAAATTATATGTATTATGAATCTACTTCATTGGCTTGGCCTAAACAAAATTTAGAACCTCCCTATATTTTATATAGTACTGGAAGTACTCAAGCATTAGAATGGTTTGGAAGTGATGTTCCTTCTAATCAATACTTTGGGGGAAGAATTGAATCAGCTTCTAATTTTGACAATTTAAATCCTGATTCTTTAGTTAAAACTATACCTGAATATCTTAGGGATGATCCTGAGAATGCTCCTTATGATTTATTCATTAATATGATAGGTCAACATTTTGATGATTTATATTTATATACTAAAAATGTTACTAATAGATATAATACTGATAATAGGTTAGATACAGGAATATCTAAAGATTTGGTAGCTCAAGCATTAAGAGATTTTGGAGTAAAATTATATCAAAATAACTTTTCTTCTAATGATTTATATAGTGCTTTTTTAGGAATAAATGCTAGTGGAAGTACATTACCTCCTACTGGTTCTGAGGTGATTACTAATTATGTAACAGGGTCTGATCAAGCTATTCCTTTAAATGATGTAAATAAAGAAGTTTATAAAAGATTATATCATAATTTACCTTATCTTTTAAAGAAAAAAGGTACAATTGAAGGACTTAGAGCACTTATTACCTGCTTTGGAGTTCCTACTACTACACTAAGAATTTCAGAATTTGGAGGTAAAGATAGAATAAATGCTAACGATTGGGATTATTTTTATCAAAAATATGGAAAAGCACTTATTACATCTAATGGGTTAGATAGTGCTTACCCAAAAATTCCTTGGTTACCTTTAACTTCTCATCAGATTAACAACCAAGAATTTAGAACTCCAGATACAGTTACTTTTAGGTTTAAAACATCTGGAATTCCCCCTGAATCTCATTATTCTCAATCTTTATGGATAGTAGGTACTGAGAAAACTACTAATGATTCTAATTTAGATAGTGATAAAAATTTTGATATCGGTTTATTTTTACGTTATACAGGATCTTGGGCTTTAGAAAGCGGATCTTGGAGTGGTTCTGCTCAAAGTAATTATAAAGAGTATGGAGATCTACAGTTAGTTTTAAGAAAAGGAAACACTTTAGAATATGTTACTTCTTCTAAGGTAAACTTACCTTTCTTTAATAAAGATTGGTGGAGTGTAATGGTAAGAAGAAATGATTCTTTTGGACTTAATGATATAGGAACTGCTACTACTTATGATATTATATGTAAAAGCAAACCTTATTTTGGGGCAGATGGAACAACAATAGCTTTACAAGGATCTGGGTCTTTAGATAATTCTTCTGGTACTGATATTGCGGCTATTAATAGTGCGTGGGCCTATTTCTCAGCTAGTAGTGCTGTAAGTACTGGAACTGTTTTCCAAACAGGTACAGGGTATGGAGCTAGATTTGGGTATGCCGGAAATGAAAAATTAGTTGGAGGAAGCCCTATAATTCTTGAAAATGTTTATTTTTCGGGATCTATTCAAGAGGTAAGATATTATAATTTACCTTTAAGTGAAAGTGTATTTGATGATTATGTTATGAATCCTGAGTCTGTTGAGGGTATTGCCATAAGTGGTTCGGGATCATCATTTGATACTGTTGCTTTTAGAGCAGGGTTAGGAGATGAATTAATGATCCCTACTAACAACGAACAAGGATTTCCTAATAATTTCCAATTATTTAGTTCAATTCACCCTTCTATTACTAGTTCTTATGGGGCTACAACAGGATCTTTCTTAATAGCAGATTATACTGATTCTCCTACAGGAGAATATATTACTTCTAGTAAATTTTATATAAGGGATAACCAAGAATTTGGAGGAGATAAAGGAAGATATGCATTAAGAAATGATGAGGTATTTTATGTAGATCAACCTGTTGTTGGTATTAAAAACAGAATCTCAGATAAAATTAGATTAGAAAACACAGAAATTTTAGGAAATACTTTATCTTCTATGCAAGATGTTGAAGATGATCCTATTACTAATAAAAGCTACACTAGAGATATCAATTATTTAGAAGTTGCATTTTCCCCTCAGAATGAAATTAATGATGACATAGTAGCAAGTTTAGGTTATTTTGATATAGGGGGGTATATAGGTGACCCCCGCCAAGTAACCCAATCTAATTATCCTGATTTAGAAGTGTTACAACAAGAATACTTTAAAAAATATTCTAAGAATTATAATTTAAAGGATTATGTTAGACTAATTAAATATTTTGATAATTCTTTATTTAAAATGATAAAGGATTTTGTTCCTGCTAGAACAGGGGTAGCTACAGGAGTTGTTATAAAACAACACTTGTTAGAAAGAAATAAATATGTTAAACCACAAACTACTTCTTCTATTCTTAATTTAGGTGATTTTGGTAATAATAAATCTAATTATAGTGAATCTATTGATGTAGTTTCTGTAGAAGGAAGCCAAGGAGGTGCTTTTGAATTCGAAGGAAGGGATAAATTTAATTATGTATTCCCTCCTCAACAATTCCAAGAAAGTATTAATACTGTGGTTGGGGTAATGGTTAAAACCCATAAAGATGAAAGTGAGTATTATGATGGTGAATTAAAAGGTACAGAATTTATAGCTACTGATGGAGAAGTTGGTCCTGGAGAAGGATTTGAACCTCTTTATGGAAATGCTGATGAGAGTACTAGGTCTGATTTATATTATACTGTAGAATATGATAATGGAAATATTGTACCCTCTAATTTAGATGATATAATTGATGAAGATGCGCAACCTGCTGATGTTGAGGATTTTAATTATTTTTCACCTCGTTCTTATATTCCTAGGTATGAAGGTAGTAAACATAGTGCTGATGGGTTTGGAATTTTAAATCCAAGTACTAAGTATGTCCCTGTTGATCCTGGATCAATTTATTTTACTAATATTGTAAAAGCTTATGATACTAGTCCTGAGTATATTAATAAAACTTTTGTTTCTATTGATAAATTTGTAACTCAAAATAGTGATGTTTATGATCCTAGAAATTCAACTATACCTCAATTTATAGATTTTAAACATACTTTTAACAAAGGAGATATAATAAATGTTAAAATAGATCCTTTAAAAGATGTAAGAACTTACGATGAGCTCCCAGGTTCCCACTCTATTTTTAGAATAGGAAGATATAATACTCTTATATCTACTAATTCTTCTACCCAATCAGCCGTTGTTGGACAATCTAATGGTATTTTTGAAGAAGGTCAAAGTGGATCTAGAATTAGTAGAATTAATTTTGTTCCTCCTGATGCTATTGATCAAGGAGATCCCATAATAATACTTCCTGATGATCCCGCTGCAGCAGTCCCTGTTCCTGTTAATTTTTCTATGAGGGGTTATTTTGATAACGGTCCTACTTCTGTAACAGCCGATGGAGGGGGACTCGGAGAAGATGGAGCCCTTATAATGGCAGAAGGTCTACAAAATGATGCAGATAATAGCATAATAGGATGGGACAATGATGGGGGGTTTAATAATGATAGAGCAAAATGGTTTAAAAATAGTAACTTCCAATGGAATACTTATGATCCTGCTGCTAATAATAATTACCCTCAACAAGGAGAATTTTCTATAAATGGATATGAAGCTTTTACTTTTACTGATCCTAATGCTATAGGAGGATGGGGTGGTAACTTCAATGCAGGGGATACTTCAGAGCAAGATAGAGATTTAGCTGTGTATAGATTTCGTTTACCTACAATCAACCCAGAAGGAAGTGGAGGACAAGATATCAGAATTAAGGCCAGACTTAAAATTTTTATATATAATGATGGAGGGGTGGGTTCAGGTGCTTTAGATATTAGGGGTAGAGTTAAAATTTATAATAGCCAAGGAGCTGTAATTACGAGTGGAACAGGCCAAGGTACCGATTTTATTTCAGTTCCTAGAAAGGAAATTAGATATTTAGATATTTCAACCAATTTTGTTGATGTTCCCCAAGATGGTTATATAGCAGTTTTCCTTAGACCAGAGAGTGCGGGTGGGGGTGATTGCAAAATTGCATCTCAAGTAACAGATGGAAGTAATACTCAATATAGTTTCTTTGAAGTAGTAATGGAATCCGGAATATCAGCACCTGTAATAGAAGAAGAGGAAGAGGCAGAAGGTCTCCCATCCCAAAAATATTTAAATTTTTATACTGCTGCTGATATTCTTCCCGAAGATGAATGGGGTGAAAATGGAATTGGGACTATTAATTCTACTCAAACTGTAGTAGCTGTTGGGTTTGAAGATCCTTTAATTAATGCCGAAGCAAATGGGTTATTACAAATTTTATCTTCGAGTCAAACTGATTATTTTTCTAGGGGACCTTATGCTAGAGCAAACCCTACTGAGGGAGAGGATGATATTACTATTATACCTCCTTCTTCTTCAAGGGGGTATGATCAAAGTATAGTGATTCCTTTTGACCCTAAAGTGGGAGATGAAATTAGATTTGCTTATGATGAAAATTATAGGTATAGTATAGTAAGTATGTCTATACAAGCCCCTCCTTCAAATGCTACAACTCAAGCAGCCACTACTACAGTACTTCATTTACCTCCACCTTTTATTACTGTACCTAGGTTTAACAAACATGGTCAAAACTTTATAATAACTAGAGTAACCGATAATAATTCTGGGTTTATGTTAGATACAAGAAAAAAATTCCCTGATATAGGGGATTCTACAACAAAAGAAAGTTATGTAACCCCAAAATTAATTAGCAGTAAACTAGATAAAGATCTTTATTCAATAGTAAGAGATTTAAGTAGTGATGAAGGGGTATTTTAATATATTTATGACAAAACAATAAAAATTTATAATGGGATATTTAAACAATTCAGTAGTAACAGTTGATGCTATCTTAACTAAAAAAGGTAGAGAGCTGTTAGCTAAAAATGATGGTTCTTTTAGAATCACTCAGTTTGCTTTAGCTGATGATGAAATAGATTACACACAGTATAATCCAACCCACCCCTCTGGGAGTGCTTATTACGGACAAGCTATTGAAGGAATGCCTCTTTTAGAAGCGTTCCCTGATGATACACAGGTAATGAAATACAAATTAGTAACTCTACCTAGAGGTACTAGTAAAATGCCTATTTTAGATTTAGGATATAATTCAATTGTATTAAAACAAGGTGCTTCACTTGCTATTACACCTCAAACTCTTAATTATTTAGGAGCCGATACATTATCTGAAGCTAATGGATATTCTGCTACTATTGCCGATGTAAGATTATTAAGCTCATTTACGGGATTGGGAGTAAACGTACAACAAGAACAAATTAATGTAACAGAAACATTAGGTACTAGTGTATCTAAAAATGTTGTTGGTACAACTATTAATTTAACAGCTACTACAGTTAATACATTATTTGGTAACCAAACAGAAATAACATCTACTATAACAGTAGTAGGTAGAGATAGTGGTGCTAGATTAACTGTTCCTGTTAAAATCACAAAAGTAAACTAATAAAAAATGTCATTTAAAAGATTAGACGCCGAAGATTTTGTAGTAAGTGCTGAGTCCATTGCAGGTGTTGCATGGAGTAATGGGAGTCCTACACTATCCAACTTTGTTACAAGTGCCACCCAGCAGTCTTCTGTTTCTGGGAAATATTATGCAAATGTTTTTCTTAGTAGTGACAATGCTGCTAACCAAACCCCAGTAGAATTTGCAGTAGCATATGGTAATATTAATGGGGGTGGGATGGCCCCTTTTGATCCTGAGGTTACTGGTTATAGCCCAACTTCAGTAATTTATGGACAATGGCAAAATATTGTATTAGGAGATGAAAATACTAAATTTAAATTTGGAGGTGCTGAAAAAAATGATTTTTACGTTATAAGTTTAGCTCGTAACCGATTTAAAGAAAAAATTCTTCCGGGGGCATGGACCTTAACAATAGGAGGAAGTTCATACTCAGATAACAGTAAAGTAGCTACTACAGTATCATTTAATGAAGCAGGAAGAGTATTTCCTATTTTAGCCGGAAGTGCAGGAACTCCTAATAATCCTAATAGTACTTCTAGAGGATTATTTCTTCCTGATATTGGAGCTATTATTTTAGATTCTGATTTGGTAGGAGATACAAATGGGGCTGCTTCTGATCAATTTAACCCTGCAAAATTAGTAAATGATCTAACTGATTTTACACTTAATTTCCAAGAAACCATTTCTTCAGACTTCGTTTTTGTAAGAGCTAGAAACGCAGAATATAATTACTCAGAAAATCCTTCATTTATTAGTGGGTCTACTGGGGCTGTGATTTATAATGATTTTATTAATAACCCACAAACATTTGTTACTTCTGTAGGGTTGTATAATGATACTAATGACTTATTAGCAGTAGCTAAACTAAGTACTCCTTTAAAAAAGGACTTTACTAAAGAAGCACTTATTAGAGTCAAATTAGATTTCTAATGAATGTCAGTATTCAAACCACTATCATCTAAAGATATAATTGTAACTCCGTTTACAGTTCATAAAAGTTTTTCTTTTACAGCAGAAGAATTTGAAGATTCAGGAACAGTTGGAATAGATAGATTTTTAGGAGTAAGTGAAGAAGGACTTTACACCTCAGGGAGTGATCAAACAGGGGTTATAGCTAAACAATCTAAAAGATTAATCTATAGGTCTATAAGACAATTATATTATTCTAATTACGCCAGTGGAAGTATTGGAAGTGGTAGTTTTCAAAACTCATTACAATCAAGTTTATTTGATGCTAGGAATACTTTTCCTCAAACTGTAGGAAGTGAAATTGGGGTGTTATCTATTCCCTCTAAATTATATGGAGAATACATTAGACCTAAATCCTTAAATTTAACTTTAGCAGATAGCATTTTAACAGATGATGGGGAAGGAAATATAAAAATAGGAGGTTTAAATGTAGGTAATATTATATATTCTCAAGGGATAATTATTTTAACCGTAAATGACCCTGCTGAAGGTGGAAACGTTGCAGGAGCTGAATATGGAGTAGCTGAGTATGGAAATGATGTTTATGGGTCCCCTGGGAGTGGGCTTATAGATACTTTAATAAGTACTGATAATGTAACTTGTTCTTTTGATTCTTCTCTTACTATTTATGAATCGCAATATAAGTGTACTTTTTTAGAAAGTGATTATAATTATTCATATAATCCTTCATTATCTAAACCTGAATCCACTTCTAAATCAGGGAGTTTAGTTTATAATGATTATGTAACTAGTTCATTTTTCTCTCCTTATGTTACTACTGTAGGGTTATATAATAATAATCAAGAATTACTAGCTGTAGGAAAATTGGCTCAACCACTTCCAACATCTCAAACTACTGATACAACAATATTAATTAATATAGACCTTTAAAACATGGGACAAAAACTATCAAATACTGGAATCCAACAAGGGCAAGTTATTAATGCTCAACATGTTTCTCAATCTGTTGATGCTTTAACTGGAACTCAAGAATATGATATTACAGTTAAAGGAACTATTGAAGTTCAAAATTCTGCTGGGGGTAAAACTTTTAAATTTGATGGTAATAATTTTACTGAGTCTGAATCAAATACTTTTTTAGTTAGAAATCCAGATGGTACTGTAGGGTATAGATCAGGAGGGGCTACTGGACCCCAAGGCCCCCAAGGTAGTCATGGTACCTCAGGTAATTCAGGTTCATCAGGTACCTCAGGTAATTCTGGTTCTAGTGGTACTAGTGGAGCAAATGGAACTGGAGGAGGAGATCCTGTTATTCCTCCTGTCCCTACATCTAGTGGTACTTCAGGAACCTCAGGAAATACAGGAGCAAATGGTGCTACTTTTGAAAGTAAGTTTTCTACAAGTTTTAATACAGTACCTACTAATGGAATGTTTACATTAGATGGGTGGGGGGCTACTGTTGCAGATGAACCATTTACAATATTTTTAAATAAAATAGCTGTTAATAGTCATAATATAGGAGGATTTTTAGGTGCAATAAACCAACAACCAGACAATAATACAGCTTTTATTACTATAGTTTCTACTGAAAATCCTGAGAAATATTTAAGAGGATGGTATAAAAGTATTATTGATGAAACTAATTATGTAAGAATATCACTTCAAGTTACTGATAAGTCCTCAGAAGCTTTTGGAAATAACGATATATGTACTTTTCATTTTAGTGCTGTTCCTTTAACTACTACTTCAGGAACTTCAGGAACATCTTCTTCAGCCGCAGAAGTAAGAAGTGATAGTATTACTATGGCTTTAAATAAAAACGTAACTTCTGTTGGAACTTGGGATTTTGAAGTAGGATCTGGGTTTCCTTCATCTAATGGAAAAGTAAGAGCAGTAACCGCTAACAAAGCTACTATATCAAGTTTTCTTATTACTAAAACTACTGCAGGTGGGTTTAATTATAGTAATATAATAAGTACTAGACAATCAGATTTTGAAGAAACTACTTTAAGATTAAGAGGATCATTAGATACTGGGGATGCTGAGTATAAAATTTTATCAGCAGTAAACTATCCTACTGCTAACCCCCCATGTGTTGGGTATACAGTAGAGCATCTTAATGGTTTGGGGAATATAAATCAAAGCCAACTTGCAGAATTTGATTTTTATGACAGTGTATACGTTTATAATCTTCTTCCTGGGTATACTAATTTAACAGTAACAGCAAATAATACTTATTCATCCCCTCAACCAGATTATCCTGAATTGTGTTTTTATTTAAAAAATACAGATTTTGAATCTGGACAAGAAGCTATTGTAAATTTAAATGTAACTAATCCTGTAAGACTTACTTATATGCATGCTGGGGGGAATGAATTAGGTACAGGAACAAATAATACAGCTGGGGAAAATTTAAGTCCTAATTGGAGAAGAAGAACCTGCCAAATAATAACAGGAAATGAGCCAGGATTGATTAGTTATAATACTAATAGCTCAGGAATTGTTCCGTCAGCGGGAAGATATCAATTAGTTTTTAAGCATTGGAATAAAAATGGAGATGGTATTTTTGGAGGTATGTTTATAAGAGCAGAAAATAACGGTCAACCTTAAAATATAAAATAATGAATTGGTTATATAATGGAAGAGAAATTACAGAGATATCACAATTCCCACCTAATACATTTGGGTTTGTTTATCAAGTAATTACCCCCGAGGGTAAAAAATATGTAGGTAAAAAAGTATTGTACCACAACCAAAAGAAAAAGTTAACTAAAGCTGAGTTAGCTGAACAAACTGGTCGGGGTAGGAGATCACTATATAAAATCGTTCAAAAAGAAAGCGATTGGAAAAAATATATAGGATCAAATGCTAAATTAAAGCGTCAAATAACTGAAG